GTCGTAGTTTCTCAAAGCGCCCCTAATGACTTCTTGGCTTGCGTAAAGCAGCGTGAGTCAGGAGGAGATTACGGGGCGTACAATCCTAGTGGGTCGGCAGGGGCGTATCAGATGCTCCCCGGCACTTCTAACACTGTTGCGGAATGGATGGGCCGACCCGACCTAATTAGCGTAAGCGCTAATTATTGGTCACCGGCTGATCAGGATGCAGGGGCACTCGTTCTCTATGAACACATGGGGAAGTCCCCATGGTATTACCCACCGAAACCTTGTTAGAGAACAATCTATTTACTTCCTCCCCTTATTATGTATCATGTAGGGGGAGGAAGTTTAGATATGCCTAAAGACCTAGCTAACTCAGAATCAACCGAACAGTACGACCTAGCGCCGTGGGCGATGACTTCTCAGTCATCACGGGTGAGGGCCTATCGGTATAACTACACCAATAACTCGCTTCAGGTTCTTTGGAGGAACAGACCCTCCACAGGGTATGGTTACGTTTATGAAGATGTTTCATACGAACAGTTCCGTGCTTTTGCACGAGCCTCATCCTTAGGTAAACGTATTAATAACCCTCTTACCTATGGCCCTTTTCAATATAGGCACATGTCATTAGAGGAAGAAACAATGCCCTCAAACCCTGCACGACGAGGACTCCAGTCCCGTACGAAACGTGACATGGGCTTTAGTTGGGAAAACCCAAGTTCATAAGGAGAAGCATGGCAACACCTGAAATACAAGGACGAGGATTTATCTACTGGTCAAAAGAGAGAGAAGCTACAGGTCCCAGCTTCTCCCGCTCTTGGATGCACATTACTGTTCCACCGTTTTATACCGGTAGGGGTGTCCGTCTGCGGATCAAGAAAATAGCTTTCCACATAGGTATCTACTGGAAGAATAAGAATCCTATAGTCAAGGATATCGACGCCACTCCTGAGGAGATCCGACAGTGGGGTTGATAGGCAGGAAAAAAGCTAAGCCTGAGGAATCTCCTAGTCCTACACGACTGGCGAAGATGTCCAATGACGATATTTACGTCTTGCTGGAAACCAGCCTCATGTCTGCTCAACAGCAACTTACGGTGTATCGGACCAGTCCTGCTTCTGATAAGGCCGCTCTGTTGAATTGGATAATTTCAAACCTTGAAACAGCCACTCTTGGCTGTCAGGAGATGTCCAACAGAATTTAGTCTACGGAAGACTTGACTTCGATTAAGTAGCCCGTATACTATTCAGGCATGGACCAACTACAGCTAGACTTTGCGAAAGAAACACCCTCAAGCTACAAAATACATCTTTACAAGAATGATGCTGAGATTGTCTCTTTAAGGGCAGACTCACAAGTTGACGCCTCCCATAAGCGGAGAGCACTGATAAATCTCTTGGATCGATCCCCTTACCGAAAAGTGGGTTGGGAAGAAGATCCAAGGGCTACCGGCTGGTTTGGGTTGAGCCTCCACAATGGCCCTGCCTCTCCTGCTTCCATCTACCATCTAACAATAGAAAAAGACTTAGGAGTCCGAGATGAGTGACCAAAACGTCACAATTGAAGAAAAAATTGACGCCCTTGAGCAACGAGTTGCCTTCCTTGAGAAGGAGCGACCGGGCCGTCGCATGCGCCCTAACGTAACCTCACAGGGTGGCGTGTGTGGCATTAATCCTGACTGTGACTCCAAAACCTGTGAAGATGCCAGCATCTACCGTTACCAGCAGGGTTGTCAGGGAGAAAAATGTACTCAAATCAACCGTGACTACTACGCAGACTATCGGGCCAAGAGGAAGCGGGAAAAGAATGGTGCAGCGGAAGCCACCACAGAGTACTGAACCTTCTCCAGACATCACTGAGATCGGGAAAGGTCATCCCGTTAAGGTGAAAGGCGAGAAGCAGACAGTCACCTTCAGGTTTATGAAGATCAACGAGAAGGACGACTCTGTCACAGTTTGGGGTGGAGATAAAGACCCCACTGGATATATCGCTATGAGGACTTATCCCAAGGATAAGATAATCGTACTTCCGAACCCAAGGTAGTTGCATTCCTCGTAAAGCGCCGCTATACTCAGAACTACTCAGGGTGCTTGGATTGGTCCCCTTTCCTTGGGTTGGTCAGGTTGGTGAAAGTAGCCCCTCGTTAAAGCGAGGGGCTACTTTGTTTCTAATATGGAATAAATGCTTTATAGTGGCATCGTGGCTACTTACGAAGATTTAGGCAATCCAGACGACATCGAAGAGGGAGCTTATATTGAGGACGAGGACCAAGAGGTAGTAGAAGAACCTGAAGATTACGGACTTGATGCTGAGTCTCAAGCCTTTGTTGATGAGTTGATCAAGAGAATTATCATATTCTGTGAAGAATTTGCTGGTCTTGAGCTTCGTCCTTACCAACGTAGCCTTGCGTACAGGATCGTGGAATCACTGGTCATGGTGGACGGCGAAGAAGTTACAGCCCTGTGGTCACGTCAAAGCGGTAAAAGCGAAACCCTGTCGGTGATTGTGGCTGGTTGTATGGTTATCCTTCCCAAGCTTGCTATGTCTTATGAAATGCTGGAGCGCTTCAAGCGAGGACTTTGGGTAGGGGTGTTTGCCCCTGTCGATAGCCAGTCAGACTTCCTTCATGGCCGAATTGTGGATAAGTTGACTTCTGAGCACGCTCAGGATTTCCTTAATGATCCCGAGCTTGATGAGCGGGTGGATGGTAAGTCCAAGGTGATCCGGCTTCGATCAGGTTCTCTCTGTCGCCGTTCGACTGCTAACCCCCGAGCCAAGATCGAAGGCGCTTCCTACCATCTTGTAGTTATTGATGAGGCCCAAGAGGCCGATGACACGATGGTTAGGAAATCGATCCACCCCATGCTTGCAGCCTATGCAGGAACCATGGTCAAGATCGGTACCCCCTCGTTCCATAAGGGTGATTTCTACAAAGCCATCCAGTTGAACAAGCGTCGTGGTACGCAGCGTCGTAGTCGTATGAATCACTTTGAATACGATTATCGGACTGTGAGTAAATACAACCCTTATTACGCCAAGTTCATTACTCAGGAGAAAATGCGGCTTGGAGAGGATTCCGATGAGTTCCAGATGTCTTACAACCTCAAGTGGATGCTTGACCGAGGAATGCTCGTGGCTGAGGACGATCTGGACTTCTTGTCCGATCCATCTATGCCACTGGTGAAGTCATGGCACCGGACCCCCTGCGTAGTGGGAATCGATCCCGCCCGTGTGAAGGACTCCACCGTGGTGACCGTGTGCTGGGTGGATTGGGACTTCCCTGATCCTGCGGGTTTCCGAGAGCACCGCATTCTGAATTGGCTGGAGATCCAGAACACTGAGTGGGAAGAACAGTACTTCCAGATTCTGGACTTCCTTGATAACTACAACATCGCCTATGTAGGCGTGGACGCTCAAGGTATGGGGTCTGCTGTGGCAGAGCGCCTCAAGCGGCTTTTAGAGCATAAGTGCGAGGTCATACCAGTATCATCCGATATCAAGACTCAGAGTGAGCGTTGGAAGCATCTGATATCTCTTCTCCAGCGCCGCATGATCGTGTATCCCGGTCACTCCAAGGCCAAGCGAACACGAGTGTGGCGTCGGTTCCGGCAGCAGATGGAAGACGCCGAGAAGGTCATCAAGGGCAACTACATGATGATTCAGGCCCCACCGGACGAGCGTGACTCCCATGACGACTATGTGGACTCGCTCGCCATCGCCTGCGCTATGTCCATAAATGACACTACGCCTTATGTGGAGACGTTCGAAGCGCCTTGGTTCAGGTAGAATATAGGTATGGGTCAAGAACACAATATCAATGAGCATCAAAAAATGCGTGCTGGAGATTTAGCTGATTTCACTAAATTTTACCCCTCTGATGCTCTGTTTAATCAAATAGAGAATGATTCTTATTCAGGTCAATCTCCTGAGAGTATCGTAGAATCTATTCGTAGAGAAAGAATATCTAGTTCTAAAAAGCCTACTTCTAGCGGTAGTAGTCTTTATAGAGATATATCTAATAACGGAGTATTAAAGCCAGTAGCTGTATCACGCACAGGAACCTCTCAAGGATTCCATATTGATGAAATTGAGGAAGAAACGGGCATTAGACCCTCAATGGGCATCATTGAAGATGGACACCACAGAATATATTCCGCTGCGGATATCGACCCTGATATGGAAGTACCTATCAGATGGGTGCATTAAAGCGCCTTGGTTCAGGTAATGCTAGAATAGTTGTATGGCTGCGAAAGATAATCTCCAACCCAAGTTGTTTGATATACCAAGGGACGAGCCTACTCCTATTTCTATGCCGTTAGATGAAGTGGCAACCTAT